GTGGTGCTGGCATCGTCTTGCGGGCGGTGGCCCAACACTTCGGCAAGACGGTTGCTGCGGTCAAAGAAATTTTGGAGGCCAAGCTCGCCGAGGACAAGGCCCGCGGTGGTACGCTCAGTCGCAAGGCTCTGTACGCCAGTTTCCGTAATCCAGACACCGAACTTGGCCAGTTGATCTTGGCTATGGAAGCCGAGAAGAAGAAGCCGGCAACCCCAATCGACGTTTCGAGCATTTTCGACACTCTCGCCGCCTAACCTCAGGCTGACGCCGGTGTGGAGAAGGGCCAGCCTCACAAGGGCTGGTCTTTTTCCGTGTAGTTAGATGAACAGGAAATACGTACATTCTTTGTACAAGAAACAGGAGTCCGCAAATGCCACGTCCCAAGCACCTAACACCTAAGTCTCATCTCCACATCACACTCGACGCGGAATTGAGGGCCAAGCTGGATGCCACGGTCTGGTCCGATTTGGAGGGAAAGATCCCTGCCGCCGCGCTACAACGATTTATCGAGGCAAGACTGCGGGAGTACTTCACCGACGTGCGAGTGGATCTGGCAGGAATGGTCCTGGGAGCCGGAGTTGTGTCGGGAAGCCCGGGGACGATTACCGCACTATTGGATCATCTGGAAAATTTAGAAAGGAGTCAAGCGTGAAATACACAGGCAAGGTTGAACCATTTATTGACTGCGGTGCCCTCGGTCTACTGGAGATGCACATCCAGTACGAATGCGACCCGGTGCAAGATTACGTTATCACCAAGACGGTCATTCCCGGGGTCACACTCAACGCAGACACCCAGGAAATCCTGGAGGACAATCTCGAGACGAGTCCGGTTGTCTTAACCGCCATCAAGAAAGATGTGGCCAGACAGCTCCGCGAAGAGCAGCTCCAGCATATTTGGGAGGACGTACAATGACGCCCGGCGAACTGAACAGCAAACTGGCCTACTGGCGGCACAAGCAGGCCACCGAAGGGCTATCCACCGAAGAGCTGATTGAGGTGGTGGAGGCCCTAGCAGCCGGTAGGGCAGCCGCACAGGTTGCCTCGACAACAAGTCGCACCACGAAGGCAGCGGTGAAGGCAGCCAACGGGCCTGTGGCACAATCAACCCTGGACGATATTTTTGGGGCACTATCATGAGCACAACTTGGCGGAAGAAGGGGCTGTGGATTAAAGACGAAAACACCTTTTCAGTGGAGGTATCCCATCGAGTGAATCCAGATGGAACCTACCACAGTTGGAACGTCTATGCGTACATAGGGAAAAAACACCCAAGGTTTGCTCGATTCATCGGTACCTACTTTTCGCAAGCAGCGACCGACGAACTTCCATTCCACGGTGGGTGCACCTTCTGTGAGCTGCAACAGTTTGGCCGGCATAGTTGTTACAAAGTCGGCTCAGACTACCACCACCTCGGCGATCATGGATTTGAGATAGCGGAATCGGAGGATGATGAGTACGCTCAGGAAGTTTTCCGTGACGCACAAAAACTATACGATTTTCTGCTCGCCGAGCAAGATGCAGCAACACCACCACTATCTGACAGCTAAGGAGTTCCCCAATGCGTCCACCATTTCCCGAGGTAATTGATTCTTCCATGCGATCGGACTTTGTTTCCTGCCCACGCAAATGTGAGCTGAAGAATCTCCTTCACTGGAAACCAAAGGACCAGTCGATTCACCTCCACGCCGGTGGAGCCTATGCACACGGACTGGAGGTGGCAAGACGGGCATTCTATGGAGAGAAGCGGCCAGCGAAGGAAGCTATCGGTCTGGGTTTGGCGGCCCTCATGGAAAAGTACGGAGACTTCCAATGTCCGCCGGAATCTGCGAAAAGCTGTGAACGTATGCTCGGTGCGCTGGAGTACTACTTCCACGCATTCCCGCTGACCGCAGACTACGCAACTCCCCACAAATTCGGGGATGATATTCTCGGGGTGGAATTCTCCTTCGTAGAACCCATTGATGTGGTTCATCCAGAAACAGGGCAGCCACTGCTCTACGCTGGTCGCCTAGATGCGGTAATGGACTTTGCAGGAGGGGTTTATCCTCTGGACGACAAGACAACCTCGGGAATTGGTCCAAAGTGGAGTCAACAGTGGGATTTGCGTTCTCAATTTACCGCTTATAGCTGGGGCGTGCGAAAGGCGGGTATCGACACCCAGGGGTTTATGGTTCGGGGACTGGCAATTCTCAAGACCAAGTACGATCACGCGGAAGCTATCACCTATCGTCCAGCCTGGATGGTGGAACGCTGGTACAACCAGATGCTCCGCGACGTGAAGCGGATGATTGAGTGTTGGAAAGAGGGGTATTGGGACTACAACCTAGACGAAAGCTGCAACGCTTATGGCGGTTGTGAGTTCAAGCAAATCTGCATGACAAACCGGCCGGAAGACTGGCTGAAGACCGGCTTTGAACGTCGGAAATGGGACCCGGTTACTCGGGTTGAAATGAAGTTGGATTAATTGCTCCGCGAGACATTGCGCCGCGAGCCTAACAAACTATACAAGGGGTGTTACCATGCAAATCGAACTGGATCAAGACAAAATCACTGAAGCTATCAACCAAACCGCATCTATGGCTGTCGAAGACTCCTTGAGGGGGTATTCAGTTCAGCGGGCCATTGCTGAGGTTGTGACAAAAGAGGTTGCAACGGGTGCTATTGCTGAGGCAATCCGACAAGCTGTCAAACAAATGGACACTGTAAAGCTGACACAACATCTTGCCGAAGAAATGCAACGCCACACAACTCGCGCTGTAGTGAATGTCTTACAGGAAGGTATGTTGCAAACCGTTTGCAAACTGCGTGGTATCGGAGACTACAGCGAAGCAGATAAAAAAGAGCGGGCTCGGTTGAAGTTTGAACTCTTTTCGGGTTAAGGAGATTTATCATGAGTATCAAAGTGAAATTGTTCGTAGATGCGTGGATTACGGAGTATGCTGAACCCAGTGTCTTTGTGACAACTTATGAGAAAGGCCCTCAACCCGACTACATGCGGCTTGGGGTGATGGAGGTCGAATTTCCTTTCGACATACCGACGGAAGAGAAATGCATAGTTCATCGTAAGAAGATGGAAGAACTGGCACAAATTCAGCGTCGTGAAACTTTGTTGAAGGAAATTGCCGCGATTGATGCAGCGTTGAATATTTTGCCGCAACAACGCACTGCAGACTAACCCCGTTTCCGCCAGCCCCGAAGTCACCTCTCTTAAGAAAGGAGGAAGACTGCATCGGGAAAATGCAGGGGCTGGCACCCAACACCACACCACAGGCAAACCATGTTCTACTACCGCCAGAGTTCTACCACAATTTTCCTGCTCCCGACTTGTGCAGTTGGGATCGACACTGACGGACTCTACTTTTTCGAGGTAGCGTGGCTTTGTTGGGCTGTAGGAATTGCGTGATTGCTGTAAATAGACCACTCACTAAGGACATTTCCATGTACGATATTACAGTGCTTACCCTCGTATCCCAAGGCAAGAAGGAGTATCTCCGTAACGAAGTCACCTTCTATAGAGTTGGGACAGATGTTCGTACCTTTGTTTCGGAAAGCTGTGGAGTGACCTTAGGGAGACTTCGCCAGCTACCTGAGTGTGTCAGCGCAGATGCTTGGCACTTGAAATATCGGACAGTGGTTAAGCTCACCGGCACCCACACAATTATTTCGGATACCCGGCTGATCACATTCCCGGGAATGTCTTGGGCGCAGATGCAGGACTTCCGCCAGTGGGCTATTGGGCAACTGAATGAAACACTCACGGTGATTGATGAAGAGACAGGTCCTGATGTGTGTGCGCCAGAGTTCCGGAAGCGCAACTGGATTTGGACGGTGCTGAAGATGCTTTGGACTCGGAAATGAAACAGCACTTTTGGGTACAGAACTCCTACCTTGGTTGCCGGGAAATCCCACGTTTCAATCCAGCTGATCCAGCCAGTACAGCAAGGGGCACCTATCTACCACACTTCAACACCGCCTACTTTTGCCCTACGTGCGGAGAAATATGGGGAAGAATCACCTTCGAGGAGGCACATCCACGTTGGCAGGTAATCTCGCGCTCCTGTCGTGCTCACGCCACACAGGGCTGGAAATTTGAGGGCTGCCTTCAGTCATCCTTCCCCGGCAACGATCCATGCCGGTTTGCCCACGACTGGCCGGTAGAGGCTATGCGGTGGGAAGCAGAAACCCTCCTTTCACGAAACGTTGAGGAACTAATATGCCAGATGTAGAAATGCGGAAAGCTTTCCAGCGCTTACCGGAGGTTGAGGCAAAGTTGGAAGCAGCAGAACAACTCGTAGAGCAATTGCAAGTTGAACTTAGACTGGCCCTTAGCCACGTTAATGATCAGTACATACTTGCAGGCCACTACATGCGAGTCATGGCCAAGTATTTATCAACGTAGTATAACTCGGAGAAAACCAGCAATGTCAATTGAAATCATGCAATCAATCGAGCCCACCGATCTCCCCGGCCCGAAGATCCTGCTCGAAGGCCCATCTGGCACAGGAAAGAGTTTCGCTATTGGTTCTCTCGTTGATTGGGCAGACCGCAACAAGCAGGAGGTCTTCATCCTTTTCACAGAGCAAGGTGGCCTGGAGTCGGTCCTTGGGTATTGGAGAGACACCAACTGCCCGCCCTTCAACCGCAAAGTTCCAGCTCCAATTCCCGAGTGCCTCCATTGGCACGTCATCAAAACGCCGGCAATGAGTCTCGACGCTCTCATCGGCAACGCAACCAGAACCGGGCAGTTGAGCTACCAAGCGCTCACCCAATGGACGGACCCCAACCGCAGTATCAACAATCCATGGGAACTCTTTCTGAAAAAATTGCAGAAATTTACCTGCGATCGCACTGGAAAGGACTTCGGGAACGTCGGGGAGTGGAAATCTGACCGCATCCTGGTGAATGACAGCTTGTCGGAGACAGCCAACGCTTGTTTCCGAATGGTGCTGGGAGCAAAGGCCACGGCCAGTCAGCCTGAATACGGGGTGGCCCAACAGAACCTACTCGGCTGCATCCGCTGGCTCACGCAGTTCTTGCAATGCACCTTTGTCCTAACCGCCCATGTGCAGCGCCAGACGAATGAACTGAGCGGTGTTACCTCCGTGATGACGAAGGCGATCGGCAAAGCACTCGGAGACGAATTCTGCCCACTGTTTAGTGATGTGATTTTGACGGTTCGGGACGGAAATACATTCTACTGGGATACCGCGGCACCAGGAGTTGATCTCAAAACGCGCTATCTCCCCATTCGGACGAAGATTGCACCGGACTTTGGTATCATAATGGACAAGTGGCGCCAGCGGCGCACAATCTAAAGGAGTAATAACTATGCCTCTTTATATAAGATGGTTTAATGCTGCAACAGGTAAAATGGAGTCAAAAACGGACCCAACCTACGATGCCTGGCATCGTATGAAGGGGCGTTGTGATAACCAAAAAGACCCTGTTTATCCAGATTACGGAGGTAGGGGTATCGCCTACCAAGAATCCTGGAAACGTTTCAAAGCATTTTTAACTGATATGGGAAACAAACCAGAAGGATACACCCTAGAGCGTGTAGATAACGATGGGAACTACACGAAAGAAAATTGTCGCTGGGCAACCAGGGCGACACAAGCCCGGAACAGAAGAAGTACAATACTGACACTGGAGATTGTGTTGAACATCAAAGAGGAGCAGAGTATAACCGAATTAAATAACAGTGCATTGTCTAGAAAGTTGGGACAGGAACTTGGGGTAAAGTCTGGAACAATTCGCAATGTACTTTCTGGAGCTAAATGGAAAGAAACATGAAACAACGTCGCAGGGCGACTTAAAGAGCAACGTCAGGTGATGTGGATCAATAGTCAGATAACGTGGGTACCCACCAAATGATGAAGCAGGTTAGACTCCTGCCCTGGCATCCAATTCCCCCGCCTGAGTAACGGGAGTCTTAGCAGCACCACTCACATCAGCAGTCTCATTCATTTACAAGGAGTATCATCATGCAAGTTTTCGACCCCACGCAGTTTCTCGATATCACTGTCGACAGTCCGTTTCAAGAGCGTATCCCGCTGCCGGTCGGCGAATATACCGCAATGATCGGTCAGATCGGCGCACGCAGTTGGCAGTCCAAGGATGGCACCAAGTCTGGTGTGGCTTGGGATATCCCTCTGGTTGTGGATGTTCCTCCCGAGGTTCAGCAGGAATGCCAGTGCGGCCCGACGGTAAAAATCACCGATAGTGCCATGCTGGATATTAACGAAAGCGGTAATGGCTTTGACTTCGGTCCTGGCAAGAATCGGGTATTGAAGCAGTATCGGGAAGCTACCGATATGAACAAGCCCGGAGACAAATTCAGTGCGCGGGTACTGCAGGGCAAGGTCATCAAGGTGCGGATTACCCACGACCTGTGGGAAGGAGTTGTTCGGGAGAAGATCGGCGGTCGTACCAAGGCGTAAGCTGAGGGACCTGCCAGGACGTGTGCCTACCCACAGTTGATAGGACAGGGGGAGTCCAACGCAAAAGCTGAGGATTCCCCCAATCATTAATCGTTGTTTTTGGTTAAAGGTAACAAAATGCAAACAGAAATACTCGACCGTCTGGTTTTGGAGTTATCGCAGATAACACAAGCTACATCCGCAAAAGAACAAGCACTGCAACGGAGAATTGACTCTCTTAAGCTAGCTATCCAACCGTTCGCTAACATAGTCCTAACATCCAGCGGACGGATACCAGTTGAACGACTGTTACTTGACGACTGGCTTTCACTTGTGAGGGCTTACAAAGCCGAATATTAACCTGTAACGCGCAACCCTTTGGTGAGGAGAAAAAGGATGGACGATTTCAAACGTGAGCTGTACATGGAAGCGCAGAAGTTTCTTTTGCGGAATCCACGCAACAGTGTGTGCGGAGCTTTGGCTACGGTTCTCTGCGAATTGACTGGAAAAAAGCACGTAAACTTGGCATACGGGGAAGTAGAAGAATTATTTCCAGAATTTTATGCTTTACATGATCGGATTGAATGGAGTCGATTAGGGAAAAGGCTGGATAAGACCGGCGCCCAAGCCAGCGAGGTTTATTGGTGGGAGCCAAGCTGGATAGAGCCGCGTATTCGCGCAATCGACTGTCTTTTGAACCTATACGCTTAATTGAAAGGACTCTAATTATGCCAAGTGTGTTTCAATGTTCTATAGACAACAGCACAAAATTTACAACCTGCTGTTCTGCTGCCATCTGTGATGATCAACAGCGCTGTCCTCGATGTAATAAAGATGTGTACCCATTTTTCGAGGGGATGAGTGAGGCAGAACGCCGCGAAGCAGCTGGGGGGTATTATAATCACAATACGCGTGTGGCTCGTGACTTAGCTGCGCGTAAACAAGATCGGTAATTTAACCAGAAGGAAACCAGTATGACCACCTACATTATCGACACCGAGACCACTGGCCTAAAAGACCCACAGGTAATTGAACTTGGCTGGCTGAGGTTTGCGGACATTGCAGGTCTCAGCCAAATTGACGAAGGTACAACAGTTCTTCGCTTTCGACCTGGTAAGGAAATCGAGCTCGGAGCGCTGGCCACACACCATATTCAGTTGAAGGAGCTGGTCGACTGCCCGAGCTACGACACAGCGAAACTTCCGGCGGATACCCAGTTCATCATCGGGCACAACGTGGACTTCGACTGGAAAGTACTCGGCCGCCCGGAGGTTGGGCGCATCTGTACCCAGGCGTTGAGTCAGTGGCTATGGCCAATGCTGGATAGCCACAAACTTGGCGCACTGACCTATAAGTTCAATCCAGATGTAGCTAAAGACTGGCTGAAGACTGCACATGGAGTTGCTGGTGATATTCAGTTGTGCCGGCGTCTTCTGATTGCGATTCTCACGGAACTTAAGTCACGCAACATCGAAGTCGATTCTTTTGAGACTCTCTGGAAAATATCTGAACGTGCGAGGATACCGAAGGTCATGACATTCGGCAAGCATAAGGGTTTGCCTATAGCCGAGGTACCAATGGGATGGGTAACTTGGTATCTGAAGCAAGAAGACACTGATCCTTATCTGGTAAAGGCTTTTGCCGAGGCAAGGTCTGCTAAACGTAGCTGGTAATTCCACCAAGCATAACGAGGAGTAACGTATGTCCAAGCAATTTGTAGCACTGTCCGAAATCGTGATCGAGTCTCGTCAGCGGAAAGAATTCCCTGAGAGGGAGAATCAGAACCTTCAGCAATCAATTCAGAATATCGGCCTGCTTCAGGCCCCGGTTTTGGAAGAGGTCGATGGGAGGTTCATTCTCCGAGCAGGTGAGCGTCGTGTACGGGCTGTGAAGGACTTGGCTGACTTCGGGCAGGCCATTCGATACAACGGACAGGCAGTTGAACTCGGCTTCATCCCCTATACCAGCTGGAAAACCCTTACCCCATACCAGCGACTCCAGATTGAAGTCGATGAAAATCAGCAGCGGATTGGTTTCAGTTGGCAGGAAGCGGCAGCGGCTATGAGTAAGTTGGCTGAACTGCGGGTGCTGGAATCGCAGATCAACAATACCCCGGCGCCAACAACCAGGAACTTGGCGATTGAAGCCTACGTGACAGGAGACAAGCCAATGCACCCAACGGCTGCCCTCGATCGTGCAAAGACCGAATTGATCCTGGCCAAGCACCTGAACAATCCGGCGGTAGCTGCAGCTAAAACCGCCAAAGAAGCACTTCAGATTCTACGCAACCAAGAAAGGACAAAGGCCAACACCCGACTGGCGGAGATTACCGGTGGCTTGCAGAAATCGGAGCGGTTTAAGCTCCATTATGGTGATGCAAAAAGGTGGGCAGGAGAACAGGAACCACAACAATTCGACGTGATTCTGACCGATCCTCCCTATGGTATGGGTGCGGATAACTTTGGTACTGCCGAAGATGGAAGTGCAACAGCGCACAGTTATGCCGACACAGCGGAAGTGCTTGACGCAATTCTGGCTTGGTTTCCTGATGAAGCCTTTCGACTGGCCAAGGAGCAAGCACACCTCTACGTCTTCTGCGATCTGGACAAATTCTACGATTGGAAACATTGTCTGACGGAAGCTGGCTGGACAGTCTTCCGCACTCCGCTTATCTGGGTAAAGCCCACCGGATTTCGTACCCCATGGATCGACAGTGGGCCACAACGTAAGTATGAGTTGATTGTCTATGCAAAGAAGGGCGGGAAAAAAGTAAATATGGTGGCTGGTGATGTTATCCAGATACAGTCTCCTGGAGCTGGCCTCGGGCATCCGGCGGCGAAACCGCCCGCTGTCTTTGTGGAACTGTTGCGCAGATCTGTCCGTCCTGGGGACAAAATCTGGGACCCATTCTGCGGCACCGGACCAATTTTTACAGCGGCACATCAGATGAATTGCTTTGCTGTTGGGAATGAGCTGATGGCAGAGTACTATGGACAGTCACTGAAGACGATTGAAATTCTGGAGGGGTAAGAGTGAAGAATCTTTGGCGAGATGCGGTGATAGAAAGGTTGATAAACTGCGGTGCTTATCAGCGTGTACACCATTTTTGGCCTGCTAAGGCCCTTGACGATCTTATTGAGCAGGAGGCTAGAATAGCTCTTGACCCGGCTGTAAGTAAAGAGGCCAGAGATTTACTCTACACAAACCCGCCAACTGTTCCACAGGAGAAGCTTAGATGAGCACACTAGGAGTTGGGCCCTCCGACGCCCGTATTATGATCGTGGGTAACTGCTATTCTGATGAGGACACTCGGGCCTGTGCGCCATTCCAAGGTGCAGCGGGAATGGAACTCAGTCGTATGCTGCAGGACGCGAAGATCATGCGGAGTGAGTGTTATCTCACTAATGTCATCAACGCGCAGCCTAGGGGTGGTAGACTGGACAGCATGGTCGCTTACCGGAAAGGAGACATAACCCCACAGCACACCATGTTGCGGGGAAAGTATGTGCAGGTTCCACTGGCCAAAGGATTCGATAGGCTGTTGCAGGAAATTGACCTGGTGAAGCCTAATATCATTGTCTCCTTGGACACAGTGCCGACTTGGTTGCTTACTGGAGCGGAGTCCATTACGAAGTGGAGGGGAAGTCACCTTCGAATGACGACAGAAGGGGGACCAGCTAACTTCGGAAACACCGGAGAGCTGACCCCAAAAGTCATCCCAACCTACCCCCCGAGTTGGGTTCTGGCGCAGTGGCAATTGCGACCACAGGTCATCGAAGACTTGAAGAGGGTGAGAAGAGAATCTGGAAGTCGGGTGTATGAACAGCTTCCGAATTGGAACTTCACTGTACGGCCGACGTTCGAGGAAGTCTGCAACACCTGCTCGTACTTGCTGCATACTCTTGACTGCGCACAAGGACAGCGGGGAGAAAAGGTTTGGATCGAACTCGACCTTGAGACACGGGCTGGACACATTGCTTGCCTGGGAATGTCGTGGTCCCGCAGCTCAGCCATCTGCATCCCGTTCATGTGTGTGGAGGATATTCGTGGTTATTGGAGTGTATCGCAGGAAGCCTCCATCATCCACATGCTAAGGGATATTCTACTCCACCCCAATGTGGCAGTGCGGTGGCAGAATGGTCTGTATGATGCTCAATACACCTGGAGACACTGGCACTTTGTTCCGAGAGGGGTACAGGATACAATGATCTCACATCACACGGCGTTCGTCTCCTTGCCGAAGTCCCTCGCTTTTCAATCGTCGATGTACAGCCCACACTACGTTTACTGGAAAGACGACGGCAAAACCTGGGAGCCAAGCCAGCCTGAGGCTAAGTTGTGGGAGTATAACTGTGTTGACTGTGTTCGCACCCGGGAGGTTGGGGAAGAGGAACTGCGCATTCTCAAAGAACTGAATCTAACCAAAGTCGATGCCTTTCAGCAGAAACTCTTCTGGCCGGTGCTGGAAGCAATGAAGATTGGGGTTCGGGTGGATGAAGTGAGGCGTAAGCAACTCGCAACGGAAATCCAAACGGAGATTGACTCCAGAAAAGCCTGGTTGCGGAAGGTGTTGGGACAGGAACTTAACCTGGCATCTTCACAGCAGATGCAAGACCTGTTCTATCGCAGACTGGCACAACCTCCGGTAATGTCCAGACCGAAGCGAGGCTCCGCCATGCACGTAACGTGTGATGATGAAGCACTGCAAACAATCGCCAAGCGCGAGCCATTGTTAAAGCCTATCGTTAATGCCATAGCAGATGTACGGACACTCCAAGTTTTTATCTCGACGTTTATTCAGGCCGAAGTAGATCGGGATGGTAGAATGCGGAGTTCGTTCAACATTGCTGGCAGCGATAGCGGGAAATCTGCACCATATACGTATCGACTAAGTTCCTCGAAAAATGCGTTTGGCGGTGGGTGTAATTTTCAAAATATCCCCTCGGACAAATCGAAGTCAGCGGGCAAGGCCATTGCTCGTGGGATGACGTTTAAACTCCCGAACATGCGTTCTATGTATGTACCAGACCCAGGCTATACCATGTTCGACATGGACTTGGATCGGGCAGATCTCCAGGTTGTGGTGTGGGAAGCTGACGATGCGATGCTCAAGGCAGCACTACGTATGGGAGCTGATATTCACTTGCTTAATGCTTATGCCCTGGACGGGAGGGAACCACCTCCGCTGGAGGAGTTGGTTGAGACCCACCCGAAGTATCCCGATCACCGAGGTCCGCGTAAGCATAAGCGGGAGTTTGCTAAGGTGTTCTGCCATGCAAGCAATTACGGAGGTGGTGCTCGTACAATAGCCGTTGCTACTGGTAATACGGTAGCAGAAATTGACCGAGCACAACAGATCTGGTTTGGCGCCCACCCAGGCATTAAACAGTGGCACGATCGTACTCTGGAACATATTCAGAAACATCGCTTTGTGGAGAATCGCTTTGGCTATCGCTGGAATATTTTTGACAGACTGGACAGGGCACTACCACAAGCCTTGGCCTGGACACCGCAGTCGACCGTAGGTATCTACATCAACAAAATCTGGGACGCAATAGTGGAACAAATTCCAATGGTGCAGGTACTGATCCAGGTACATGACTCGTTGGTGGGGCAGTTTCCTACGATGTTTACCAACGAGTGTAAGAGGGGAATTGCTGAGGCCAGTCGTATCATTATCCCTTACGACGATCCACTGATAATCCCAACTGGAATGAAGACGAGTTTAATTAGCTGGGGACATTGCGAATGAAACCAAAACTGTGGAGAAAGAAGGGATGGTGGTTCTGCAGCTACTTTCCAAACTCAACCTATGCTGATCGAGGTAGGGGTGTAACACCTTTCCTGGCTTGGTATAGTTGGAAGTACAGAACTTTCATGGAACCAGTATGAATGCGCAACATAAACGAAATTTCCCCTCATGGATTGACGCCTACGTAGATTTCGCTGCCCACACAGAGGCACCGCGATTGATGCATTTCTGGGCTGCTGTGTGGGCAATAGCAGGCGTCCTGCGAAAACGGGTCTGGATGGATCAGGTTGCTTTCCGTTGGGTGCCAAACTTCTTTATCATTTTTGTAGCTCCTCCAGGAATTGTCTCCAAGAGCACGACAGCCGGTTTTGCGGAGTCGTTTCTCAAAGAGGTTCCTGGAATTAAGTTTGGTCCAGATGTAGTTACGTGGCAATCGCTTGTTACTTCTTTCGCCAATGCCTGTGAAACGTATGAGTACCAAGAAGAGCATTACCCAATGTCCCCACTCAATCTCTGTTCCAGTGAATTCGGCAATCTCATCGACTTTCAGAATAAAGAAATGGTCAACCTCTTCATTGATCTCTGGGACGGTCGAAAGTCTCTGCGTAAGGATACCAAAGCAAGTGGCTGTGATATAGTTGAGGGACCGTGGATCAACATGCTTGGCTGCACCACACCAAACTGGATAGCAAATAACTTACACGCAGGCATAGTTGGTGGCGGTTTCACAGCACGTTGTGTTTTCGTACATGCTGATGCGAAGGAACGTTTCATCCCGTATCCAAAGTATAATTTCCCAGAGCAACGAGACGACACTATACTGAAGCTGACCCAAGACCTGGAACACATCTCGGTAACACTTTGTGGCGAGTATGAGTTGAGTGCGGAAGCCCGAGCATGGGGAGAGGCTTGGTACAAAGCTCACTGGAAGATGGTGGCCTCAAGCTGGAAAGAAGAGTGGCTCTCTGTGTATCTTGCGAGGAAACAGACACACTTACACAAGCTTGCTATGATTCTGGCAGCATCACAACGCGATCAACTTGTGCTTACGAAAGGGGATTTGGAGCTGGCTGATCTCATGCTGACAGCAACTGAGGCGGGCTATCCAAAAGTCTTTGCTCATGTAGGGAAGACTACCGAAGCGGTTGAAGCTGATAAGCTACTTGACTACATTCGCTCAATGGGAGATGCTTCCTACACACAGGCATTCAAGATTCTCCACAACGCATTTCCACAAGCAAGGGATTTGGAGGGAGCCATAACCGGATTAATTCGCGCCGGTTGGGTAAGTTTAGTTCAACGCGAATCTGGTATGTATTTGGTTTATAACAAGGAGATTTGAGATGGACGAGCAAACAGCGGAGCATTTTCTAGCTGAGGCAGAAAGAACTTTGGCAAAACGTAGTGTAGATTACGACAGTCTAACAGGAGAAAGAAGTATAGAAAAGACTGTAGCCCTATTTAATCTTCGCACCGGGCACAAGCTTACCGAAACTGAGGGGTGGATATTTATGGGATATTTGAAGGATGTGCGACAAGATGCGACCGAGGGCTTGCATTATGACTCAGCCGTTGATCGGGTTAGCTATGCAGCGCTGGAAGCTGAATCTAGGGTACGGGCGCGTTTGAACACGAAATAGGGGTATTCTATGGACACGGAACTAGCGCCTTTTACGAAAGAACTCTTCCAACTCCTAGGAATAATCGAACCGGCGGGTGTTGAACATGCCTGTTTGATCTCTCCCCTTGATAGAAAACCAGCCCGAGCTAAGCAGAAGCCACGAAATCCACAACAACCTGGATGTGTGTCTTTTTGGGGATCGACCTGGGGTTATCGCATAGCCTATAGTGGAGTTCGGGTAAGCAAAGGTGGATTCCCTACGGAAGAAGCTGCTCGAAAAGCTGTACTCGAAAGGTTCCATAAGATGGTTGAGGAATTTGGGGAGTTTGGAAAAGACTGACCACACCAAACAGGAAAAGAAAAGGCCCTCCGAGAAGGGCCTTTCTCTTTCTACTACGAAGCTTTAGTAAGGTGTTATAACAGCTCCACCACTTGTCGATTCTTCCAAGAAGCATCCATACGTAGTATGATCACGCACGAAAACTCTAGCCGAGGTGCCGGCGACGATGTCGTAGTGAGACAAACGCCCCACACAACTGTCCATCCAAGCATCAAGACTATTTAGAAAATAAAAGTTGGAGGGGGCAAACCCAGAATCACCCAAAGATTTAAAACTTCTGGTACCTACCAACCAGCATTGAGTTGTGTCTGTTACCGGAACTACGTTTGCTCCACGATTACTGTAGTAAGTTCCATTAACGTCAATCCCCATCATACCATCGTGGATTGTCCAGCCATTACAAGAGGTCTGTGTAGGGTCTCCATTGGCATAACCTACGCAGTCTAAAGTTAGCATTGTCGGGACATTAGCGCCAACTGCATGTCCGTTGAAACCATCGACGTAAGCGTGGGCTGCCGTGCAGCGAACAAAAACACCAAGATTGTAGTCTTGAAGTGGCATTGCGTTTACCACACTGGCTGAGCCACCCTGCCACTTAAAATCGCAATCTACGAAGCAAACGGTATCAGCTGGACGCCCCTTAACTTCATGATTGCCACCCCAGAATTGAATGCCCTCGACATAGGTTGCTGCAGAAGTTGCACCAAGCCTAATTCCAAGGACAGAAATTTCAACCCAGGTATTAGCATTAGAAACTACGGCATCATCCGCTCGATTGACGTAGACAACGGTGCCGTCAGTATACCAACTGTTTTGCGTACTATTGCAAGTTGCAGCACTAGCAACTTTAGTCAACTCAGTTACATCACCATTATCGTCTAGAGTCGCGATTACGTCCAATACACGCAAAGCGGAAGTACGTGTTGCGGTATAGCAATTTGTGTAGGTGCCGTCAAGTGTCCATGTCAGCGCATCGTGCATTGAAAGTAGAGGACGATTACTTGGGCCATCATCATACCAGCCACGCAACCACAGAGGCTGTGTTGGAAGCGTTGCATTCCAGGAATCGTTGCGGACATAGGTTCCTGACTGAACAACAATCTGATAACCTGCTCCCAGAGAATTTCCATACGTAATTGCGGCATCGACTCCCTTCTTGGCGTTAGAAAAATCTCCGAGATATGCCCCAACTCCAGTGTTTGCGTCATTACCAGTTGTTGCTACATGGATGATTCGAGCTAGAGGAGCAGCCTTTGCGGTAGCAGGAATCAGACTAGGATAGTCATATTCCCAACCAATTGTTTGGTCCCCATTTTTATACACTTTTAGTTGAGAACCAAGTTTGCTGAAGTCAAATAGAAAATCAGCTGGGGGTGTTAAGAAACCGAGGAAGCCGCCCAAGGTAGCATGACTTACCGCATGATCCTCAGCCGAATAAGCTCCTCTCTCAGAACTAGAGCTAGTTCCTTGATTGACTCCGATGGTAGCTGTTCCTGATGTGTAGGAAGTTACGTTTAACCGAATGGCCGTTACTGGGTAGCGTAGGTTAAACGAAGCTGAAGCAGTTTCATCCACCAGCTCCGTTGTGAATACAAATGGAGTCACCGTGGGGTCTTGAATGTTACTCAGAGTAAACTCGACGGTATAGGTGAGTGTGTCAGTTACCGTGACACCAATTGTTGCGTTAAAGCTGGGTTGTTTGTCATCAAGCGGAATCCAAGGGGAAGTGGTAGCCGACCCCACAACTTTTTCGGTGTACATAAAATCTCCTATCAGTTGAATAGCAGAAAATTACTTCAAATGATCTTTGACCCAAAGGTATAAAGCGGCGATCCCCGCCACGATTGGAATAAAGAACTTGAACGCAGTTATCATAAACTTGCTCCCTTTATACAGCTCAAGCAACTCATTGACTAAATCCTTCGTTGCTTTTGTCTCAGCGATGTGGACAACAAAATCATCATGGAACTGCAACATCATATGATCTTGTGCATCAATGCGCTCGAAAATCCTTTTCTCAAGTGCGATGAGTTCCCGTCGCCGCTCGAGACCGTTCCAACAAGTACCTTCGTCTGAGCAAAGCTCCATTCCGGGCCTGGAGTTGGTGATAATGAAACGACTGTTTGGGTCTTGGTTTGGTTGCACTTGGTTTCCTTTTTGTAATTAGATAACTGTAAATTAAGCTTGCTGGCCGTTAATAACCAACCAGTCAACAATGGTGGCGGCAGTAGCAGCGGCATTTGGTGTTATTGTAAAACTGCCGTTGGATTTCACCGTCTGCACGGACTTCAGAGTGGCGTCTGCCGAGGCCACTTGACAGAAGACAAGAGAGCTTGTTGTTACTAGACTATTTGTCACTGTAATTGCCGAACCACCTGATGCCGCAAAATTTACAGAACCAGATAGCGCGTTAATTGTTCTACTGCCATTAGTTCCGGCAGGTGTTATCACTGGACGATAGTTCTCACGTTTTCTGGAGGGAAATAAATGTTCCATTAGGTGGGCCTCTTAACGTAACCAAAACAATTGACAAGGCCGGTATCGCAATAGGCTTTGACAGTAAGTGAGTTCTGGAGCACGGCCCCGGCAAGGATCAATTCCGCTTGAGACTTCGGGGGCATCAGGTAATCCTTGCAGGCACAAGTCGCATCAGTCCCATCCGATCCATGCAAGATGCTAACTTTAGCGTCGGTGCTTCCAGTGTTATTTACCCACAACCAGATTTCATCCCACGTGGTAGTCCCACTCGGAACAGTGTGAATTGTTTGAGCCGTTCCGATCGTGGTCACTGTTATCTGGATTACCAGCCCATCAGCTCTTCCGGATAGCGGGACTTTTGTGTAATTACTCATACCGTATTCCTCACCACATGACCAGTTATATTGATGACGTTAGTTGTTCCTGCAAATGCTTTGACGACCTTTGCATTTTGTAGGAAATAACCATCACAAATGAGAATCGGAGGTGAGTTAGCCGGCACAACCCACTGCTGGGTCATTATGTCTGCAACAGTAGATCCGTCTATGACGATAGATATAGCTACAGCCGAGGTGCTTGTGTTGTTGACCCAGATAGTTATCTCGTCCCAGTTCGTAGTGCCTGTGGTGGATGTGTGAATGGTATTAGCTCCACCAAGAGTCGTAGCAGCTACCGTAAAAGTTGCGCCGTTAGTACTTCCACTGAGACCGATTCGAGTTTGAGTTGGACTGCCGGCACTACCACCAGAAACGGTTGCCCAAGTACCATCTCCCCTCCAATAGGTACTAGCACTGGCTCCGGTTCCACTATTAAGATTGGTAACAGGGAGATTTCCAGACACATCAGTCGTCAGACTAACAGCTCCCCACGTTGGTACTCCAGCAGCATTTCCGTGAAGAAGCGTAGTGGTTGTGCCAAGGCTGGCGAGAGAGGTAATCGCCGTTGTGCTGTCTGCAACGATAACAGCGTTATCAGTGAAAGGACCGAGAGAGGCACTGGTTGGTTGCCAGGAAGCGTCATAGTCAGCTGTACTATCCTTGGTCAACACATAGCCGGAAGCACCAGCAGCTGGCATTCCTACAGTAGTGATAGTACTGAAAGCGTTACTTAAAGCTGTACGAAGTTTAAAGAACCAGTCTTGCCAGGAAGCTGAGTTAAACTGGTTGGCACCAGGAGGTGGTGGAAGGTTGAAAGACATTAGCGTTCTCCACGTTTCTGGGCAGCTTCACGCATACGCTTTTGGCGTGCAGCTAGTTTCTGCTGTGGGGTAAAGCCGTAGATTGGAACTCCAAGAGCACCGCTGACCGAACGTCCGACACGCTGTCCTGGCGTAAGGTTGGATTGAACCAAAGGACTTGCAGTGAAAGGAAGAGCTTTCTTGATCAGGTATTTTGTGGGAGAATCGCCAGAAATCGCCAGAGGACCAGCTCCATATCGCGCAGCAGCTACGTCGGCTGCAATACTAGGAAGAAAACCAAGTTTATTCATGGCGAACGATACGGGATCTGCCATAGCGTGGACTGCTTCAGCTGAGTGCTTTCCAGGCTGAAGAGAAGTTCCATCCTTAAACTGAATTCGCGTTGGGTCTTTGTTCTCCAGGGTGGAGGTGCCAGTCATTGCGTACTGAATTCCTTGAATAAGTGTAAGCCAAAGGGCGGCCGAACGGAGGGCGTACCGTCGATACATGTCGACTGCATTGGTAGGCTTCAGTAGACCACGAAAGCCAGTCTCACTCTTCCCAAAAGAATTAAAACCAGCTCGTAAGGTGGATACTCCCCAGTCCGGAGCAAACAAGAGAATTTGCGCGATTTTTCGGCCACGAGGACTGGCAAAGTGCATGGCTACCTCACGACCGAGTTCAGTCTTTGCTTCTGTAGCAATGCGGAACCAATCAAGTCCGCCGGTAGCATCATTGGCGTAGCGAGCAGCCTCCGTATAGATTTCGTCCAGGGATTTGAGGGGGTATTTCTCGGGATTCATTGCGTGAAGTTCTGCGTTGTTCTTTTTGAACTTAGCGACAGCATCAAGAGCAAGGGCCGATTTCACTCCCGCGTGCATGTAGTCCCAGGTAATCTTGTCCATTTTCTTATTAACGAAGTCAATCTTATCTGTAACTGCAGTACCGAGTTTGGTGTCAAATTGACTGTTAGCGAGTTTTCCGAGGTCGCCAATAATCGTGGTGCTCACATCGTCAGGAACTTCGAGCTTCAAACCGTTGCGATTGAGGCCCTCGATATGATCCCCGAGTCCACCTTCGTGGAACTTCTTGAGAGCTTCGTCGATGATACGTTTGGGGCGAGCGAGATCACCTGGGCGTGGAAGCATTTCAGTCCCCATCCCAAGCGCATAAACCTCGCCAAGACTCTTGGCGTGGAATAGAGAACCGAAGACCTGAGAACGTTTAACTGCCATTGATAGAGTGTATAGAGCCGCAGTTACAATGTCTGGGTGATAGTTTTCCAGTACAGTGCGCAGTCCATCATAAGCTTCTGGGTGGACCCGCAGTTTATCTAATTGCGGGTGATCTATCTTCCGAAAACCTGGGGGATAGCGCCCATAGGAATCAGCTTTTGCTACGTAGGGAAGACCATCGACTGCCTTTGCTGCCTTATGGAAATCGGTCAGGATACGATCTTCAATCGCTTTACGCATGGACTTGGTGTAGAGATCAAAGATCTCCCCCACATCCTTAGTCTTAATGCGCATCCCAGTTCCCTCGATAGCACGATTCAATTCGGCAAAGGTATCGTACTTCCGAGCTCGAGCAAATCTAGTCCCAGGACCAGCACTATCAGGCCCCTCCATTCTACCAAGGATTTTGTCGATAAGAAGTTGCTTCTCCGATTTACTAACGGTAGGAGCAAACTCCACGATGCTGGTAATGTAGTTGGAACGGAGAGATTTCAGCACCTTAGCATCAACCGCATCTTTTCCGATCTGAGCATTCATCTGGGCCATGAGGTCATAGACAGCACGCTCATTTGGAGCAAGACTGTTTCGAGCACCAACCTGAATTGCCTCGGAGATTGCCTCGCGACGGGCTGGATCGGGAACCTCCTTGTTAATATCACGGACAGTATTGTGGCGAATAGTTTCCCAAGCTTCGAGGTTTCCATTTCGTACGTTGATGGCTTTGTCGGATTCACGGCCGATATTCGACTTGAGGAATTTGCGACCGAGGAGAAGGGATGAGGCGATCGCAGCTCCCTCTACCGGATGCTCGACCTTGCCTCCGAGGTAGTAGCCAGCTCCTAGAGCTGCGGAAATACGGACAGCTGATCCGAAAGCTTGTTGGGGGGAAATGACTTTGCCGATGGAACGACCTAGAGCGGGAAGGCGAGTCGCAGCCAGTCCGCCGATGCCACCAATCAGAGCTCCGGCTATCTTCTCATCACCTGCGAGATAGCCACCGATTGCCATGCCTGTGGTGGCGAGACCGAGTTTAACGGCGAGTTCGGGCTTGATGCCGCCATACATATTGATTGGGCCAGAGCCAAGTGGATCAGCACGACCGCCGAAGGGGCGAGGTTCTGCTGCAGCACCATTTACACCTGTCGGCACCTCCAGCCAAGTGTGTCCCTGCGCATCAGTGACTTCCTTCCCACCGAGTGACTTGAGGTAGGTGGTAGTTTCCTTGGCATAGCGATCGTAGAGAGATTGATGGCCGGGATTATCAAAAATTAACCCCCTACTAAGTTCTTTTTTAGCCTCTGGTAATATTTCCTTGAACTCGGTTTCTAGCCGTGCCCACTCTCCAGGTGTAAAAGACCGGGGACCTTTTGCTTGACTCTGTTCCAAACGTGAAACTTGTTTTTGCAGATGTTCTAGGAATTCAGCGTTAGAGGACCAACCCTCCACCTTAGCCACCGTATCAGCAGTGGCAAACCTTACCGCCGCGTCACCACGCGCAGCGGCCTGTCCGAGAGTCTCACGGATCAGGCGATTAGGAGCGTTCTTAACAACGTTGGTGAGGGGGATGAAATCAGGCTTGTCAGACTCCAGTCCTTTACGGCCCTCCCGAACCGTCTGGGAAACATCATCCCGCAGCAGACTCATACGCAGGTCTTGCCACTCTTTCTTTTCAGTGGCAGTCAAATCCTTCCGAGGTTGCTTTGGTCCAGTTTCCAACTCCTTGAGACGTTTAATGGTCGTGACCTGCTCTTCGGGAGTCATCACCTTTCGCACGTTCTGCGCAAGGTCAGACTGAATCTCCATTACATGCTCAATACCATCCTCAAGAAAACTGCGGGTGTGACCGAAATATTGTGGATCTGCAAAATGGTTCATTCGGGAGACGTGCATAGTCTCCGGAAAACGCCATAGGGTAGTAGTTGGTTCAACCGAACTTCCACGATTTCGTATCTTATTAAGCCCATAATCAGCGTTAGCGTCTGTAATCTTCGGAGTCAGCGTATGATCTCCAGTCGCCTTCCGGAATTCCGATACTAACTCCTCTGCCGAGACCTTCCGCCCCTCGGCTTCGGCCTTCGCTAGTATAGGTTCAAGAACAGCCTTCTCACCTGCAGCGGTTCCAGGTCTATTCAATTCTTGACGAACCTGCGCCGGGCTGAACTCGGTCCGATTTTGGGGAAGACGGTCGAGGGTCTTGAGAGTGTATTTCCCTTCGGCAAGGACAGGCCCTAGAGCACGTTCAGGCATTCCGCGAAGAATCTCCGCAGGGAGCTTTCCACGAGCTGCAATGACCCCGCCAAGAGCCAGGGCTGCAGCACCGATCTCCTCTTGCTGATCGGGACGGGCGTAAGCGTAGAGACCGGCGGTAGTGGCGGCAGCTCCTAAGCCCAGCTTACCAAGGAGATCTTGGTCGATGCCACCGCCTTGTTTAATTGGGGAACGTCCTGCAGGAAGAGAAGCGGTATCCGGACGGCCGAAGTCGGGAGTACCTGCTTCAGCAGTTTCGGGGCCAAGAGTCTCCCCTTGACTTGCGCGATTAAAGGCTTCTCCAGCGCTGGCCCTACGAACACGCAGTTCCTCCATTGCTGCTTCCATGATAGCTCGGTCGGATTTCGACTTGGACTTTAACACAGATTCAACTTTGCGGAGGGAAGCGCCACTCTGCATTAATTCGTAAGCCTGCTGTTGGAGATTAGCGGTACGATCGAACTCGGGGGAGCGTATCTCCGGCTGGGTTTCCGAGCGGTAAGGGGCTTCTGAAGCAGCTTGACGTTGTGCGGTGAAGTCAGGCTCTTCCATCTGCGCAGCCATACGTTCAGCTGTTAGGGTGCGAGTGTAGGGAGGCTCGCGCAGAGGATCGTCTGGTGTGGGTTGGCGGGGAGTTTCTGCGGGCCGATTCTGTGGAGTGGGAGGAACCTCCGAACCTCTAGTACGATCGACTGCTTTTTTGAGTAGAGCCTTCCCACCAGTATAAACAATGTGAGGTCCGCCCAGGGTCATTGCTTCTCCGGTAAGGTCTTCCACATCCTCCTTGAGTAGAGCTCCACCAGTTCCCTTCTCAACGACTTCTCCGAACTTGGAGATACCACGACTAACCGACTCCATAGCTCCACCAACAGCTCCGGTATCATAAGCTTCACCATAACCAAGAGCGCTCATAAGTTTCTTGGCTGGATCACGGATTAAACCAGCTTTGGAGGCTACCTCTTGAGCCTCCTGCGCAATACGCTGAGCTGACTGAGCATTCTCGCGACGATCCCCACCAGCTAGAAGTCCGCCAATACGTCCAGCTATGTTTGCCCCGATCCCGAGTACATCGCTTGGGAGATTGAGAGCCATATCAACAAGCATAGCTGCATTACCGAAGCCCTTGGCCAGAGAACTTGAAGCGGGGCGTACCTGCGCCTGGAGTTCCTCGAAGGTCATACCGCGTTCAACAGATCCATCAGCATCTCCACCACCAGAGGTCTGTTGGGCCATTAACTGCTCGTAAGTCAGACCAGCCATGCTAGTTCTCCGGATAGTAGAGGCCATCTGCGCGACGGACCCAGGTTATACCATTTACAACAGTATGGGCAGGAGGTTCCGTAGTTTTTCCCTTACCTGCGCGGGCTCGAGTTGGATCACCGAAAATATTTTCCGCAGGACGAAACTCGCTAAGAACCTCCGCCCGAGCCTGGGCCAGAGCTTGTTCCGGGGTAAGTTTGGGGTTCTGCGTTACCAACTGCTTAGCCCGAAGATGGGAATCTTGTACTGCTTCACGTTGCAGACCAGGAGCAGCTTTGCCAAAAACACCAGTTTGATCAAGGTCATTCAACACCTGAATTTCCGAAACATAAGCCATTTCACTCTTCGGGGTCGTTGCAGCGAGACTCTTGGTAGTGTCCTTTGAAGATCCCCCAGCCTGCAGGCGAGCTTCACGACGCTCGTTTAGTGCAAGTTGTTCAGCACGCTGCTCGGCTTTCCGTTTTTCAGTAGCAGCATCAAGCTCCATCTTCTTAGTACGGAGGGCTAGGTCTGCTGCCTTGGAAGCTGGAAGGCCCATAGCCGCTTCACGATCCAGCCAAGCCTTGCTGGATGGTCCCCAGCTACGAAGTTCTGGTGGAACTATTTGACCATTTTGCGCCTTTAACTCAATGTATTGGTTGAGTCCTTCCTGATCCTCCACCATACCGGCGAGAGAAGCAAGGCGATCCTGCTTGATGACCTCTACACGAGCAGCCTCAAGTCTTCGGCCAGTGTTTTGGTTGGCAAGCTGATCTCCCTCACGCATCAAGGCGAGACCAGTCTTCGGGTCAGTCCCCATAACCAATTTACCGACATTGCGATACTGTCCAGCAGTCTGATCCTCCAGATCAAACTGTCCGATGGTTGTGGCATTCTGCTGCTGTGTGTTGAAGGCAGTTGAAAGTGTACGCCTGGTCTGGTCGTCAAGAGCTTCCTGCTTGGCGGTTCGTCTTTCCTGGTTTGCAGCAAACTGCATTTGCTGATTCCGAGCAGCGATTCGGTTGTTGGCTTCTTCGACTCCGGAGATCTGAGACAGGGCGTTGAGATAACCGCCGTAGAATCCAGTAACTTGCATGTTAGTCTCCGTAGACAGCTTCGTAGCCGTAGTCGTTAGTGAAGGGCTGGTAAGCTTGGGCTGGTGGAGTAGTCCCACCAAAACTTGTTGTAACTCCTGAGCTGTTAGTTACATAGCCAGAACCTTGACTTGGCGTACTATACTGTACGGAGGGAGTATTCGAATAAACTGGCTGTTGTGGGCTAACGGTTTCTCGCGGAGCAAGTCTCCCAGCATTCTCCGTCAAAGCTTGTCCCTGTCCTGCGTTCCAATTATCCAGACGCTGTTCTTGTGCTCTGAATCTATCACGCTCCAGATTCAACCCACCAGCCTGATTGGCTGCACTTGAGGTTGCTGCGAAACGACTTGTGTCTGAGGCAGCGTAGCCCAGATTCTGATTTCCCCACTGTTGAGCAACTCCAGCCCAACCCAGGGCCATGCGTTCGCCCTCTAACCCCAAATTCTGTTGAGATTGTTGTTGGGCCAGCATACGATCAAGAACAGAGTAAGCTGCTGTATATTGACTAGTGGCGTTATTGGAAGCTTGCAGCAACCTATTGAACTGCGCACCGTACTCCTGACTAGCCATGTTCTGACCGTAGGTAAGAAGCTCCGCGGCCAGATTCCCACTACCGAGCATACCCTTTGCAGCCGCAGAACGACCAAGGTTCTCCATCCCCTGATCTACCCTCCAGCGATAAGAGGGGTCATCAGGACTAAAAGAGCCGGTCATCATCTGATTCAGGCGCTGGTCATAGATACTCCGACCTGGACCCGGGGCCATCTTCGCATTAGCAAGGGCTTCGGCAGTGGCGATATTCCGCTGATCCAGGGACTGGAGTTGTTGCAGATTGCCTGTGCCGGACAGACCTTCTTGCCGCTTGATAGCATACTGTTGCTGAGAGCCTGGTACAGCCCGCATTTGCTTTTCTGCGATTTGCCCCTTCACCTGTGCTGACGTAAGCCCACCAGACATTTGAGACGTTCGCATATTGTACGGAATGTTTTCATACTGCTGGATTTCTTGTGGAGTATGATACGCACCATCCCGAAAAACATAACCAGCGTCTTCTGCCTGCTTGGCAAAAGCTTCATCATAGCCCATTTCGCTGATAAGTTGCATTAGTTGTTCCCCACTTCAGTAGTCAATTCCAAAGCTTCAAGACGAAGCGGTGTATTATCTGTATGTCTTACTTCGTAAGCTCTGCGACGACTGTGCCCAAGGCGGTGTAGAGAAGCGCGGCGTAGAGCTAGGTTGGCTGAACGGTATTGCGACCAGGTCTGATAATCGTCACTGGAGTATCGGACAAAGACCAGTGTGTCATCGGAGTCCCCAATCACCTGCAGTTCGTGGAAGAACTTCTTCCGATTGACTCCACCATCTACCAGAGCAGTTCTGATGTGAACGTCTATCGGCCGTCCTGCATCCGTATAGGTGTCTGGATCGAGGGTGTAGAGATTGCCGGCGGTGTCCTGAACTAACTCGATGTTACCAAAGCCGGCGTAGAAGCGACCAATGAAAGCACCGGAGGTATAGCCGGTGGCGGTTGGCGATCCGGTCGCGGGAGTTACTGAGGGAACACTAAGTGGAACATAGGTGAAGGTTGTTGCGTTTACATACTGAACAATCACTGCACCATTGTACTCGGTCTGGGTTGCGGCTGCCACCACCACAGGATCTCCATCGGAAAAGCCGTGAGCTCCTGTAGTAACTGCGGTGACCAATCCAGTCAAGCTGTCGTAGGTCAAGGAACTGACAGTTTTCGCCACACCTGCGGTCAAACTGGTCCACTCCTTCCAATCCCCGGTCGCTACATCACAGGCCAAGGTTATGTCACTATCTACCAGTGTCAGGACATAGAAGTTGTGTCCTGAAATCTTCACGCAGAAAGAGAATACCGAACTGAGATCGTCGCCGTTCAATATGCGCTCAACCGAAGGGGTGGAGATGATTTGTGGGTTGGTGCCAGTCATCATATAAACTGAACGACCCCGTTGCTTCGTTACACCAATGAAGAAGAGTTGGTTGTTAGTTTGGGCGATTGAACCAGCTGACGCACAACCTACGTTCAGCATACCGGAAGTGTATGGGGATAGCGGGGAGCCTGGCGCTGGATTACCTGCATCGAAGAAGAATTCGGTGGTGTAGCTCCCGAATGCTACGATGTAGTTGAGTAGGCGAGCCAGAGCGACTCCACCATCAGGCTCCATCTGCGCCACGATTTTGTTGAGAGCTGTCCAGGATGTTGGAGTGTTGAGGCCGGAACCAAAGATCTGCCCGTTGGGGTCCATGACGTAGTAGGTGCCGTCGAGATAAGCAATACCCCTCACCGTAGTAGCGGGGTAATCTGCATCGGTGATCTTAGTGACAGTAGTTCCGTTGTAGTAGAAGGCGTCGGCTGTGGACTTGAACACAAAGCCAACGGTCCCGCCAGCTACATCAGTCTGGATGAAATCGAAGGGGAGGCCTGGGACTGTAACTGCCATTATATTTCCTTAGATTAAGGGACTCGGGCAGCTAGAAGCTTAGCCCACTTTGCGCCACCTGCAACATACCAATCGGAACCAAATTGGAGTAAAGCTTGCGGGGTAAAATTACTTGGAATGACATGAGGAGTATAATTGGATTTGGTCCAGGTTATTCCGTCTGAAGAAACCGCTACGTCATCCGTACTCAACAAAACCACAATTTTACCTGAATACGCGTGCTGAGCAACCGCGGCAGTTATACTTGTGCCGAGTCCCCAATCAGATGTTAGAAGCGTCCAGGTTACAAAGTCAGTTGATGAATAGACCTTCTTTCCATAGGAACCTCCACGTGGAATGGAATATGCAGTTGAGCCCATTATTACAATTTTGTAGTAATCGCTACCACTAAGGTTTGATGTTATCCTGGTCCAGGAGCCTCCTGTCAGAAGAGACCTAGCGAATACTTGTGGTGTATCTACATAATAGTTTTGTATATAAGCGTATGAGCCTAACACATAAGTGTTTAGTGTGTCGTAATCACCTGAATAAAAACCGCTCGGCGTGTCTTCGGCGGAAATAATACTTTGGGCACTATAGGGATCTCTAAGCAGGTAAATTGTCAGATCAACTCCTGTAACGTGCCAGACATAGCCTCCAGAATAAAATCCCCGGCTTGATGATTCATAGACAGGCCCGCTCCAAGAAGTTGCCCCACTCCAGGTTGAACCGCTG